GCATTTCAATTTTTTTTTTTTTTTACATTAAACACGCATTACTAAAAATTTTTTTCTTTTCCACCTTTTAAAAAGGTGGAGCCAAACAAATATTATAAATGAGTTATAAAAAATGCAAACACAAATACTTATTATTTTTAGTTACACGTAATTAGTGTAAAAATAAAAAAAATTGATTTTTTTTATTTTTATAAGTGATGTTTACATAACTAATACCATAACAGACATGAATGTTTTACCCCTTTATCAACAACAACTTTGTAAACAGGAAGAAGACGGGTTATCTATAGATAGCCTGGGTAGGAGGGCTCAAGAATTGGATAGAGAAGAGTACTATGATGAAGATGGCATACAAGATGACGTGTCAGAACTTACTTTAGGTTCTGTTGAAGAGCAAGAAGAGGAAGAATTAACAGAAGAAGACAGAATGAAGATAGAGCGCTGGACAAGAATCTGGGAAGATGGGTTTGAGATAATTAATGGCGTCAAGTATACATCGGGTGGAACCATTATTTACTCTGACTACGATGATGAAGACGAAGAAGAAAGAGAAGAAGTGCAGAAGGAACCAGATGGGACTACCTCAGAAATAGCAGCGAAAACTAATGGAGAATTATTGAGGACAGAAGCAAGACAGAGAATAGAAGCCAATCCTGAGGCGTATGAAGGACTACCGAGACCTGATATGGATGTTTTGGACACGAATCGGTTAAATTGTGAATTTGATTGGGATGCTGAAAGTGCTGAAGAAAAAATGAATGCCGTAATGCTTAGGGAGCAGGAGATTGCTGAAAAAGAACACGATATTTACTTGGCTAATGGCGGTATCACGAATCAAGAGTTGCCATATCTTATGAGGCGTCTTAAAGAGAAAAGAATAATATAATAGCACGATTTTGTATGTTTATATGCCTATTTATAGTTTATATATATTGATTAAAATATTAAATATATGTATTTTTTATATTTTTATATATTTTTTATCTAATTTAAAAAAAATTGAAATTCATATAATATTAATAAAATTAATCATATACTCGTACGATGAATACCAATAGTAACCAAACTATCAATGCTATATTAGAAACCGGTGTTGATTTAGAAAAAGGAAGATTAAAAGATGAGCAAGAATCAAATACACAAAGAGAGGATGAAAAAAATGCTGCATGCTATATAATAGGTGGAACCACGATCTGTATTAGTATAATATTTGTACCATTTATGGTATGTGATTTATATTTTGGTTATACAGATGATTCATGCATTAACCAAAAAGCAGGTAAACTAATTATTACTGTTGCTGACTATTTGAAAGTCTGTGGATATATATGGCTTTGTGGGTACATTATTGCTATTGTTTCTCTAACATTAACTGGTTTAGAAATTGTTCCTGCAGAATGTACAAAAATTCTTAATAACTTTCTTACACCATTAAATACTTTCAATGTCATATGGACAATATTCGGAGCAGTTATGTTTTGGGGATTGATAGACAATACGATATGTAACGAAGCAGTATATAATTATATGTTTGCTCAACTTATATTTCGCTTAGTTGGACAAACACTATCAGCATGCGGGCAAGTCCAAAAAAAAGAATAAATTATTCATAAAATTTTATTTATATATGTGTCTATATGAAGTACTGTAATTAAGTATTTTTTTAATCAAACAACAATTTATCAACTGTAGTTCTAACACAAAATAATCTATGTAAAAAAATACCCAATAAAAATAATCCAATTAGAGTATAAAAAAAATTCCAATTTGTTAAAAATGAAATAATATATGCTCCTATAATTGTCATAATTACATCTGCAATTGCTACTCCAAATAATCTATAAGAATGAATTCCTTTTCCAGGTTCGCCCAAAAAATTTTTATATTTACAAAGATTCATAATATAATATATAAACAAATAATTTGTAGTAAAACATATAATATTTTGTTGTATTTCATGTAATTTAATTTAATTCGCTCAACTGTTCTCTCCAATAGTTTGAAATACTTTTTTCGTCTTCCAACTCTTGTTTCAACTCTTCGCATTCTTCTTGCTTCTTTAACAAGTCAACACTTGTCTTCCATAGTTTCATTGTTAGTTCATGTATTTGCTTATCCTTTTCGTTGCTCTTTTCCATTGTTTTTTCGTTTAATTCGTATCGCAATTCTGCATTTATTAGTGAACTTCTAACCTGTTGGCACTCATAATCCATTATTTGTTGTTCACTTTTTTCTGTAATTGTTTGAAAATGATTCATTTGTACTGATAAAGAGTGCAGTAAGTTTTCCAAATAGATCACTTTTTGAGAATCCGGAAGCGAAGGCTCAACAAAACATGTATTTTTAACAGTCGCTACTTGTTGTTTATACTCTTGTACAATCCAGTAACGATAAGGTTTGAAGTTGTGTACTACTTTTGACATTCTGTCAAGCGTCTGAAAATCCTCAAACATTTTTTTTACCAATTCGGTATTATACCACATCTCCATAACAACAATGGCGCCATTGTAATCCTGTCCGTATTCATTCTTTTTAGGTATAAAAGTGATATCACTTACCTTTCCATATCCGTTATCACGTAAAACCTGTATAATATATTCCTTCGTGTCGTGTAGTTCGGTACGTTTAATATAAATATTCACGTTTCTAAAAGAAGCCATTTTGGTTAAATAATGAGTATGGATATTTCAAACTAACATAAAAGTATTTCAATTTTTTATTATGCGTTAAAAGATTATAAAAATACTAACTTACGTTGAATTTTGTAAAAATTTATATTTTTTAAAATTGATTCATAATAATATAGAAATAACCTATTATTATAAATAATATCATGGCAACAAAGAAAAATGCAAAACAAAATATTGAAATAGTTGAAATATCAGAATCAAATTTAGAATTTAATAAAGTACATTTAGAAGACTGTATTTCTGGTATGAAAAAAATAATATCAGAAACAGTGGATACTATTATATGCGATCCTCCTTATAATATTGGAAAAGACTTTGGTAATGATTCTGATAAGCAAGAAATGACTGTTTATTTGGAATGGTGTGATCAATGGATTAGTGAATGTTTACGAATTTTGAAACCCACAGGAACACTTTATATTTATGGGTTTAGCGAAACACTAGCATTTATTCGTACCAGAATCAATTGTAATGTTAGATGGCTTATTTGGCATTATACTAACAAAGTAACCCCTTCTTTAAATTTTTGGCAAAGGACGCACGAAAGCATATTATGTTGTTACAAGGAGAAACCAGTGTTTAATCGTGACGATGTTAGAGAGCCATATACCGAAGGTTTTTTGAAAGGAGCAGCAGGTAAGGTAAGAAAATCAACAAAGGGACGTTTTAGTAATGGTGAAACTGAAACTGTTTATAATGCACATGAAAATGGTGCGTTACCGCGTGATGTTATTAAAGTTCCTGCTTTGGCAGGAGGTGCTGGAAAAAAAGAAAGGGTTAATCATCCTACTCAAAAACCTCTAGCACTATGTGAAATATTATTAAAAGCATCAAAGAATAAAATAGGGGACACTTTATTAGTTGTACCTTTTGCAGGCTCAGGTTCAGAATGTGTAGCGGCAAAAAAAGAATTAATTAATTACATAGGTTTTGAAATTAATAGTGAATATATAGCAATATGTGAAGAAAGGTTACAGTCTACTTAGAAAACATATCATACAGTTCTAAATAATTATATTTTGTTTTTTTGCTCACACTGCAACTTGCAACGATAAATGCCTTTATTTCTTCAGTAACAGCAATTGTTATCCACAATTGCGATGACATACTAAATGTAATTGTCATTTTTGAGCCATCTATTTCATTGGTCTTCCATCCTACTTGTTCCCCGGTTTTTTTTCCTCTCTGTCCCATCATTGGCTCCCACGTATAGCATTCTGGACTCAAAGCAGGATGATTATGTGGTATCATGTACCAATCATAATCAATCTCTTCTTCGGTTTCACTGCGCACAATAAATGAGTAATACTCGTAATTTTTTCTTGAGTTTATTTCTTCAACAATGCTGGCAACTTGTCCGCAGTCTTTGTCTGAACATACAGTAGTGAGCCTGTATGAACTTATCGCAAAATCTGTCTTATTTTTTGAATACTTAGCAGATTTGTTGGATAATCCTCCTAAAGCACACATGATATCTCTTCCAGAAGTATGACCGCCGTTGGCTTTATTGGTGACTTCGCAACCACTTGCAACTAATATCTGCGAGTTTATTGCCTCCCATACAGTCTCGTTAATTGGTTCAGAATTTATGAAATGATAACCAATAACACATTTGCGGAAATTTTCAGCAAATTGTTCCTTATTGATAGGGGCTGGGTCCTCTTCAATGATAAAGATAGTATTATTACTTACCTCACTTCCATTAGGAGTTTCCTCCTGAATTGCTGCTAGTCTATACCAAAAATCAAGTTCTAGTTCGTCAAATTCAAATGTTGGGTTGTCAAATGATGCACTCATGGTTATTATATTTTTAATTTATTTGTATACATGTAATACAAATAAATTTCAATTTTTTTCTTTTTAAACGAAAAAAACGTTTACTAAAAATATTTAATTATTTATAATTAAATGGAATTTACTCTGTAACCACGTATTATTTATAACTCGTGTATGTGCTCTATGTAGTTAGTTAGAGCCCTCGTAAAACTTGAATCGTCCACCCTCGTTATAAATATCTTTGTACAATTAACAACATTGTTAGAAACGTTATGGTATATGTGCATTTCTTCATTTTCTACGTTAACTGTTAAATGCTCGTTTGGAAAAGATTTGAGTGAAACTTTTATAGTACGTTCTGAATCATCACTGTGGGTAACTGTAAAAGGAAGATTCAACAACTTTTTTGATGCAGCAGTAATTAATTTAGTTGACATGTTTATGAGTATTATAAAGTTGAATATAAACTATATATTTAATTTTATTTCAATTTTTTTACACAATTTGTTAGTGTTTATTGATATAAATGACGATTTGCTCTATAGAATTCAATCCATTGCATTAATTCATTTATATCTACCTCATTTTTTTCTTTATTATTGACTGATGATTTTTGTTGTTCATTATCGTTGTTAATAACAACGCCGTGTCCTATGTTATTTTTAAAGAAATCAGTAGGTATATTTTGTTCATATCTATCATCCTCATAAGTCTCTTGCTTAAATGCTCCATCATATTTTCGTTTACCTAAAAAACTTTCTATTTCTGTATAAGTTAAATTCCTACGTATGAGTATGGGACGTCTACGTACATATAAATTAGAATCTTCAAATAATTCTTCAATAATTTTTTTACTAGTCATTTCTTACGATTATTATATTTTTATTTTTTAATAAGTAATCAAAAAAAAAATCAATTTTATTTATATTACAAAGGAAACATATTTAAATCATACAAAATGTAGCATACAAACATTATAGCATTATATTCACAGCGGTAAGGACATCAAATATGTCTTGTTTGTTTAGTTTTCTTTGTTTGTCTTTCTTGGATGCTTTCTTGCGGATTTCTCCCTGCATTGTATTGAATTCTTCGTTGGTCATTGATATGACCTCTTTTTTTGCGCGCCTTTTAGTTTGCGAAAGTTGCTGAGATTCTCGTTTTCGTTGAAAATGTTTCGTTGCTAAAGTTTTCTCGTTGATTTCTTCATATACGCAACGCTCTGCGACTTCATTTAAATTATTGTCCTCTTCTTTGTCTTCTTCGTCTTCGCCTTCTTCTTTGTCTTCATCTTCTTCGTCTTCGCTGTTCTCAGTTATTGGATCTGGTAGTACCGTGTAATCGCTCATATCTGTTGTTTCGTCACCGATTTCTGAAACGTTGACGCCTTTCATGTATGGTAAGGTATATAGAGCACGTTGTAATGTTTTATCAGAGTAGGGACGAATGTTTCTGGTTTCAGGATCATAAGTAAATAATCCACAAGATCCACGCTCAAAATTATCATAGTAATGTACACAATTTAAGCAATAGCCGATAAAGACGCCCTTGTATGATCCAAAATATTTGCAATTTCCGCATTCCTTTGGTCCCGATTTATCTTCGGGACACTCGGGATTACCCAAATGGTTTAATGCCCAATGAATAGGAAAATTTATATGATACTTTTCACCATCTACAACATAGTACTTACCTGGGTTACCTTGAAACACAGGAATAGTGCAAATTAAGTTTGCAGATGACATGATAGATATTATAAGAATTCGCGATAATAGTTTGATAGCGCTTAAAATGCGTGGGGTGATGGGGTGGGTATAATACTTTATTAAATAAAAAAAAGTATTTCAATTTTTTTTATTTAAAATGTAAAATATAAATAACTAAAAATATTTAGAATTTAACTTGATTGTTAAATGTTGAATTCAGGAATTGAATATACGTCACCCATCTTTACATATTTAGCAATAATTTTGGGATTTACTTTTCCACTCATAATATCTTCAACCTGGTAAACATTGTAATTTTTATCAATATAATAAACAATTCCTTGTATATCTTGTGCCCAAACCTCAATCTTTTGACCTTGTGGTTTTTCATCTTCCTCTTCAAAATCAAATTTTCCATGTGGTATACCTTTTAAATGTGTTCCACAATATTCACTGCCTTCTTTTTTTCTTCTTGTGCATTGCTCTCCACTTGCTCTCTTTGCACAACATCTATCGGCCAAATGTACTACATTTTTGACTCTTTTTCTCTTCATAAAATCTTCTTTATTTAATCCCAATCGTTCATAATCATAAATATATTGAAGGAGTTGACAAATATTTGCATCTGTAGACAACCCTAATTCATCAACCTTTTTTTTAATTCTGTCTTTAAAATCAGACGTATATGATTCAATTTTCTTATTGATTCTGCGTTCCATTGTCTTTATATTATTTATATAATAATATATCTTTAGTTCAATTTTTTAATTATTATTTAAAACAACTTAAAGGTCTTTAAATAGGTGTAAAATATATATTTAAGGCTTATAATAGTCGGGTTTTATAACAAAATATGTGAGTAATAAAAATAGGTAAAAAGAAACATACGGACCATATATACTAGTATTTATTCCATAAAAATCAAGAATTTTTGTTAAACCATAAATAAATAAGAAACTAAACCCAACTAATGTTACTATTGTACTAGAATCCATTATATAATTATTTAAGAAATAAATAATTGTATTTAAATATAAAATTACCATACCATAAAATCTGTTTTTCTTCTTAAATCGTATGATTCTCCAAGACTATCTTTATTAAGCATGAAAACAGATAATGGATGAAAGTATTCATATGATTTTACTAGAACATCTGGTTTTATATCTGTAGTATTTTTTTTAGTCATAAAACAAATCATCATACTATTGCCATCAAATTTTTCAACTTCTTCGTCAGTTATTGATAATTCATCTGAATCTTCAAAATAAAAAGTCGGGTCAAAAACTACATATCTATTTATACCACCTTTTAAAAATCTACCATATTTGTTGTCTACTAACAACCTACCTCCTTTACTGTGTGTTAGTTCCTTATTGTTTATATCTATTTCATTTGTACCACCTATACTACACCATCCGCCTTCTTTTACTGCGTGATGAAAGTTTCTATAAAAATAATAATATTCTTCCAATTTTGAATATATTTTTCTTTTAGAAATACCAAATATAGAATTAAATTCTGCATTTTTATACTCAGAACCAGTATAAACTACATCTGGAAGGTTATATTGAACTAACTTGTCTGGTTTATGTAATATAGCCAATTCGGGCATTTTTTGAAACAAATTTGTTACTTCACTATCTATTTGAATATTACATATGTTCATCGTATTTATTATCTCACTTGATAAAGCAAACCATACTGTAGATTCTCTAAATAGTTTTAAATATTTTATATCTACTTTACTAATATCAACTATCGCATAATTACGGTCCAAACTATCATTTACTATTCCATTATATACGATATCATTATCTGTTTCTACTTTGCAACCTATATCTTTCAAATATTTATTTATTTTTACACGTACAAGTTGTTCTACAGACATATTTTCAACATAATCTGTAATAGATAACAATGGAAGTGTTAGGGTTTCAGGGTAAAATACACTAAAAGGGATCTTTTCTAACATAAATTGCAAAAAAGGATATTTCTGGTCTTTAGTAATATGGTAGCAAATTATAAATAACACCTTAGAAGTGTCAGAATTGGTTAAAAGTTCTTCTAATTCTATATTTTTGTTAGCAACATTCTCTATTAAATATGTACAATCCATTTATTTATACATACTTAATTATTATTTAAATTATTTTATTACTTATCTATTTTTCTATTTTTCGTTTAATTTCCTCTGTTATTTTTTGTTCTCTATTATCTAATAATCTCTTTGTTAGTTGATTTGCTAGTTCTATATCATCTTTAAAGTACTCTTGTAATTGATTTAATAGAAATTTACAAGAAATTGGTTTTTTGGTTTTTCTTTGTTTATAAATTAGTGCACCTCCATTTATATCAAAACAGTCTATTGAGTTACTTTTCATAATCCTAACTAGGGACTCTGTTAATTGTTTTTTTTTGTTTGTTTTTTCTCTCGTTTCTGCCTTTAATTTTGCAAGTTCATTATCTATTTTAATCCATTCTTTAATATTATTAATTAGTTCATCTTTACTACTGCTTGTTTTTGGTTTTGATTGTTTTATAGTTTCTGTTATTTCTTCTTTCTCTGCTTCCATAATATATTAATCTATACTATTATTTTAAGTGTTTTTTATTTATGATTATTCTTAATTATTTACATATTTTATTAATTTATTTTTGACTATGACGTTTACATAGACCATTTTCATAAATTTTTTTACAGCCACATTTTTTACCTTTATTTGAACCACTTTTTATTATAGAATTGCACCCCCCTACATCTATATCTTCATTATCTGGAACATATTGACCTATTTCTTGTACACTTTCTACTACATTTTCTACTTTTTGTTTTAATCTAGGCAAGCGTTTTAATGGAGGTTTACCCTTTTCTATACGTATAGCATTCGTTTCATCAAATAATTTTTTTCTTTCATTTAATTTTTCTTCTTTTTCTTTTAATTTTTTCTCCTTTTCATTTTTTTTATTTTCTATTATTTTCTTTCTTTCCAATAATTTGTGGTCTTTCAGTTTACTTTTGTAATGATATTTGCAATATGATAAAGAAATTCCTTCAATTGTTGTTACGTATTTAGAACTACATAATACGTTTCCTCCTACAGAAGAAGTGATAGTGTGACAACATTGACCTTTTTTAAATAATTTTCCATAAAGGGTATATGTATAGTCATCTGAACCATAATAAACTCCTGGTTGATTATTTTCATTATGTGAAGTAGATAAAGGTCTCAAACTAACATCCAAACTATTTACTCCATATTTTTTATCAAATCCCAAATCATCATAATATGGTAATATTGTAAATTGAATATTTCTACAGTAAGGACATTTAATAAAATAGTCTAATTTTGATTCACGTACTTTTTGTTGATCCTTGTGTATTAATGTATTAAGATCATACGTTTTAAAATCATATTTTTGTCTACATATTTCCTTATATAAAGACTCATAATTAAATTGATGTTTACATTCTAGTGTTATAGCATGTACTGATAATGGTAATCCAGTAATTTGACATACATTTGTATCGTCATCACTTTCATCATCCAAAGATTTATATAATTCTTCATAAAAATTTTTATTGGCCTCAATTAAATAATTTGTCATATATAGGATTTTGAATTAAATCTTTAAATTTATTTTATTTATTTAGTTTATTATGTCACCGAGCAACTGGGGTCCACCTACATGGGTTTTTATGCATACTATAGCAGCAAAAATTAAAGATGAAAGTTTTCCTATTATAGGTCATAAATTAATTATGATGTTTATGCAAATTTCTTATAATTTACCATGTCCAGAATGTGCACAACATGCAAAACAATTTTGGATGAATGTTAAAATATCTAACATTAAAAATAAGTCTGATCTTATTAGTCTGTTATTTGTCTTTCATAATGCTGTAAATAAAAGATTACGATATAAACCTTTCAGATACCAAGACTTACAATATTATAATACTCAAAATGTTATAGGAACATTTAATAGTTTTACCAGAAATTTTACTACAAAAGGAAATATGAAACTACTTAATGAGTCATTCCATAGAAATCTCATGTTATCATCATTAAAAACTTGGATTATGAATAATTTATCACACTTCAATTTATAGTTTGAAAATTATATTGTACAAATTACTTTTTTCTTATTTCACAAATTATGAAATAAGAAAAGGTGTAAATATGATTTTTCGTTTTATTTGAAAATAATTTAAAGATATATAAAATATATTATTTTATATGACTGAAAACAATAAAGAAACTGGAAGAATCGTAGAAGATATTCTGAAAGAAATCATGAAAATTATACCTACTTCTGAAGTTGAACTTATTCATGCTTTGAATAAATTTAAATTTTCTTTACATAATAAAGCGCCAGAAGTTCAAAGAGGTTCTGATTGTTGGATTCCATTTATAGATATACTTAATTTACATATTCCAATAATTAAAGATGATTGGCATATATTAATTAAAGACATATTGTTAAATAAAAATGATTAATTATATTTTAAGTTAGTGATGTACCAATTAAATCACCATTTTTATAAACTGAACAACGAAATTGTTGTTTTGACGGCATAGAGCAAATTTCTCTATTTCCACTTATTTCATTTATAAAGAGAAAACCTTTTTGATCAGAATAATAAATAAGAGATGAAAATATGAATCCTAATAATCCTCCTGATAATAATTCTAAAAATACACGTATCCAAGTTGAACCATCATATACGAGACAAGAATGCAATATTTTTATAAAAACATCATAAACAATATAAAAAACGAAAAATCCAATAATGTAATAATTTATTACGTCTATTTTGGTTATACTTTTAACTATAATTAAAGGACAAAGTAAATAAAACATTGTGAATGACAAAATATATGTACTAAACGTTACATCATTTGGTACACAAAATTGCGTTAATCCTGTTAAACATGTACTGCTGACTTGTGGCAATTTAATATTCATTATTTTAAATATAGCACATCTTAAAGATATAATAAAAAATACAAGTAAAAGATAATAGAACGTTTTACCTATTGAAGTACATAATATGGAATAAAAAAACATAGCAACTATAATGAATTGTGGCGAATAAAATGATAAATTATAAAACATATTTAACAATTGTTGAGTAAAGGTTTCTGAATCTTCACTTACGGGCATATATTATTTTACTATATTAATTTTTAATAAATATAGTAAATATATCTAAAATCGTTACTCAAAGACTAATTCAAATACTTCTTCAATAGTTTCAACCATATTAAAAACTATATTATTTGTTAGTTCATCGTCCTTATATTTCTCCATAAAACTATCAAAATCTTTTTTATTATCTTTTGGAAATATAAACTCTTTAACACCTGCTTTTATACCTCCAAGAATTTTTAAGTCTAAACCACCTATTTCTGTTACTTTTCCGTCCAGAGTAATTTCTCCAGTAATAGCAATATTAAATTTTATTTTTTTGTTGTTTAATAAACTAAACAAAGTTGTTGTTATAGCAGTACCTGCTGATGGTCCGTCTTTTGGAGTTGCTCCTTCTGGACAATGAATATGAATACCATTTAAACTATGTGATTGTTCATCCCATATTGCATTTCGTCTCTCTAATGAAGTCAAATTCCAGGCTAGAGTTAATGCTACATTCATAGATTCTTTCATAACATCTCCTTGCATACCCGTTAAATGAAGATCCAAGAATTTTTTACTTGGTCTCCATTTAGATTGAATTGGTATTACACCACCTTTACCCATAGCGTTTGCCCATAAACCATTTATTATTCCAATTTTGTTTTCTGTATGTATTTTTTGATTTTTAATTTCTTGTTTGTCTTTAAAATATTTTGTCTTTATATCATTAATATTAATAAGAATAGGTATATCATAATCAATATCATTATTTTTTAATATTTCCAAATTTATTTCACTTACTATTTCAAATAAAATTTCTTTTAATTTTCTTACACCTGCTTCAGAAGTATATTCATCAATAACAAATTTAAGTACATCATCTTCAAATTTTATCATTCCTGTTAATCCCATTTTTTCATAAACCTCTGGAAGTATATAAGTATTTGAAATCACCAATTTTTCTTCTAAAGTCAAATTTTTAAACTTTATACGATGAATACGATCCAATAAGATTTTATCAATTGCATCTACATCATTATATGATAAAATAAATAATGCTTTGGATAAATCTAAATCTATTCCAGAAAAATATTTATCTTGAAAACAATCATTTTGAGCCGGATCTAATAAATGAATTAAAATACCTATTATTTCCTTCCCATGTTCTGTTTTAGAGATTTTATCTATTTCATCAATAAATATTATTGGGTTCATGCATTTTTTATCAATTAATATTTGAACAATAGATCCCCATGTTGAACCTACATATGTATAATTATGACCATGTAAACTTGAACCATTTGCATCTCCTCCCATTTGAATCATCGCAAATGGTCTACTAACACCACTAGAATCTTTTAAACAATCCGAAAGGCCTTTTTTGGCCAAACTAGTCTTACCGACTCCTGCAGGCCCTTCAAAACCAAAACAATATCCGTCTTGTTTACCGTTAATCCATTGACCAATTATTCTTTCAATCTGTTTTTTTGCCTTATCATGGCCATGTACTGCCTTATCTAATGTTTTCTTAACATTCAACATGTAGTTATTTATTTCACTGTACTTTTCTCTTATTTTATCAATATGAACTAACAAATTTGGATTAATATTCTGACTTTCCTTATTTTTTTCACATTCAAAAATAGCATTTATTATATCATTATTACCTTTAAAAAAATTTATAAAATCTAAAATATCATCTTGTCTTTCTTTCATATTTCTATTATTTATTTTTAACTTTTTGAAATCCAATTTATTTTTCATTAAAATACTATTTATCTTCGTAACCGTTATTTTTAATTCATTACAAGAAAAGGTTTTTACATTGTTTATTATTTTTGTTATATGATCATTATCTTTTTGATTTTTCTTCTCAAATTCTTTTATAGATTTTAATATTTCTAAACTCGTGTATGTTTCTTTAAGTTCACTTTTATTTATATTATTTTTTTGAAGCATACTTATATATTCCAATTTTATATCAGTCATTACATTTAATATTGGTTCACGTTTGTATATATTAAAAGGAATCTTAAGTAGACCATCTAAATATTGACGCGCTTTTGATCCTGAATCTTCTGATTTCGCTTTTACTTCCTTTAACTTCTGCATTGCTTTCTCCTTTACTGAATCACCCACCTTCAATAAACATATTTGTTGCTCTAAAGGAATTTTTTGGATGTCAAAATTTGATAAATCATTTGTATATTGTACTGTTCTACGCATTGCTTCACGAAAATACTGTTTTATAGACCAAGGAAAACTATCAAACAGAATTGTTTGTTCTTGAGTATCTATTGAACCATTTGTATCATTTGATAACAAGTCATATAATAAATAAGCCAAATATTGATTATCATATTTGTCTGACTTAACTAACAATTGAATTATTGTACTACGCTTCATAAATAAATCACCTGCTACAAACTCTTTTACTACTTGAGATATTGTTTTTTGACGTAAGTTGTTCAAATTACTTAAATATCCGGCATATTTTGAATAAATCTCATGAGGCTCATATATCAAATAATCTTTTAGATTCAATGACTGTATATATCTAACAAATGTTTCATTTTGAAAATCCTCTGATAAAGGCGCATTGTCTTTTATAGCCTTCATTTTTAGATTTATAAATTTATTATTTAAAAAATCCAACATTATATCATCTATTGTACCCATTATTATCAAACTTTTTTTATATTGAGGATTATGAACTACTATTTGAATTCCAAATACTCTTAAATGAAATGGTTTTATTTTTAAACTTACATCTATACTGTCCAAATTTTTTGATTTTTCATTTAAATTTGTATCATCTATCTTCTTATCATTCTCACTTTTTTTACTGCCTAATAATTTGTAACTTGTTGGATGAAAATATTTTTTTAATAGTTCAAATTTATTTTTATCCATATCTGATATAGCATAAGTATTCACTGAATTATTACCAAAACATATCCACAGTAAATCTTCAAATGATTCTGTACCAAATAATTTAAATAAACTTGATAATTCGTTATTTACTATTTGAAGAATATTTATTACATTATCTGTATTATCATTTATATTTACATCAGTAATATCTTTTATTTTTTTACTCAATTCATATAATGTGTTTATACAACTATTTACTTCACTTATTCCAACTATATCTAACATCTTATTTTTTTGAACGTGCAATATCGTTTTTTGTATTACATCTTGAAAAAAAATTAATTTCTTTTCTATCAAAATTACTATATCTGTACTACTTTTTTTTTGGATTTCTTTTTTATTCCCATTTTTTTCAAACATTTTATAAAATATACATATAAAATATATTAATTCTAAACTAAAGATAATTAAAATATTTGTGTATGACGATAAAATAATATAACTACTAACTCCAAATTATCTCATCCTTTGTTATTTCATTAAAATTAAATACTATTTTTTTTATTTTTTTTTCATTTAAATTTGTTAGTATATTCTGGGAAAATGTTGAACTCAATGTCCCTATAAAAATATTATTACAGTTTTTGCTTATCAAAAAATCTGTTATAGCATTTATTTCACGATATAATGAATATTTTTTTGTAAAAACAAACTTATATTCATTATTTGTTAAAAAATCAAATATTTCTTTATCTATTTCACTACATAAAATTATTGTCATTTCATCCTTGTTTATATATTTTTTTATTAATTCTATATATTTATTTTGAATTTGTTCTTTACCCATATCCTTTGGAAATTGATCACTACAACGTTTCATATGTTCACACATATCATTTTCAGTTCGTAAATGTACACAATTTAACAAATTACTAGTTGACAGTATTTCTTTTATAAAATTATTACTTATATTTTCAAAATACTCATTAAAATAAATATTTTTAAATATATCATCAAATAGATATTTCATATTTACGCAATAATTTACATAACCTGTAAGATAATCGTTATATATATTGTTCAAAGGATCAAAAATAATATCATTTACTCTATTTTCATCTATATCTGCTCTAAAAATATAATCATCAATTGAATAAATTATTTTCAAAGTTTTTACTACACTTTTATGAGGGTCTCCAAATTCATTTAAATCAGAATTTTTTTCTATTATTAACTTGTTATTAATCATATATTTTTTTTTAAATTCATCTGTTATATCTATAGAAAAAGTAAAAGACCCATATAGTACCGTATTAATTTTAAAATTATAATTATTTGCATCAAAAATACATATATTGTATTTAGAATACAAATAGTTATTTGTTCTTTTAAAATCTATTATGGAACTTGTTGGAACAAAAGTATCTTGCATAATATCACATCTAAACCTATCTACAAATATTCCTTTTTTTCCAGAATTAATACAATTTACTAATCCCCAAACTAATGAAATTATTTGGTTTGTTAAACCATATGTAGATCTACATATATGAACGTACAAAAAATTATCCATATAATATTATCAATATACTTATTTTTATATTTGTAATTACAAAAATATATTTATAATGTATAATAGATAATGGATAGTTTATTTATATATAGAGATAAAATAGAAGGTAAAGTTGGTATTGGTAGATTACCGAATGATTTACAAGATATTTTAGATGATATATCAAAAGAATATTATAGTATAATTCCTGACAAAAACGCATCTACATATCATACTTGGTATGAAGATATGCCCTACCACATAAAGTCTAAAGTAGAACAAATTCAAAAAAATAATTTTTGGAATAAATTATGTGATGGAAGTGAAAAATGCGTAAAAATTAGTGCTAATGAAATGGATGAATTATATTATTCTAACCCTAAAAATAATTTGGATAAAATTAATTTATATGGAGCATCAAGTAATTATGATATTCATAAAGATTGTATTTATAATTTTAATGGAATTAAATTTTATAGAATTATTATTGGATTAACTAATGGTAATGATAATATTATTACTTATTTTAACAATTTAGATATAGGACATAAAATAAACTCCGGTGATTATATTGTCTTTGATTTTGATAAATCAACACATCAGGTTATAAAGGATAAACAAAAATTTACACCAAGAATATTATTAAAAATTCATTATATAGTTTGCGAAAATTGTAAATATTCAAAAGAGTATGTTGAAACAATAAAAAAATGCTATTTATATTATGAATATATAACTCGTTATATAATGAAAACAGGTACAGATCCTAAAACATTTTATCAATTTTTTATGGGATTAAGTTGTCAATTTTTTTATACAAAATATATAGAATATATAATATTATTTATAATAATTACAACAATTATTGCTATTAAATTTTTATTCAAAATCAAATTAGTATATAAAAATATATCAAAAATAATAAAATATGTTTTATTTTCATTAACGTTTATTTATTTATTAATAGTATTATTTTATTGGTTAAGATATAAATTATTAGGAATTAGATAAAGACATGATGCTGAAAGGCAAAAGATAAAAAATATTTGTAAATAATGATAATGGTGTTATATTATTTATATTCAACATAGAAGGTTCATTTGTTAAATAATGTGATAAATCTGGTAAAAAGTAAAACACCAAAAATAATAAAAATATATTTACTTTTTTTAATTTATATTTCTTTATAAAACATACCATAAAAAATAAAATAATAAAAATAATAAATGTAATAAACAAGTCATGAATTGTTAATAATATTAATAATGAGTATAGAATTAATAATATATTGCTATAATTATTAGATAATAAAAATAAAAACGTCATAAAAATAAAACCACATACTATGTGAAAATATATATTATAAACATTTTTATGATATTTTTCAAATTCAATAAATTCTTTTTTTATAATTGTATTCATATATAATATAACACATATTTTTTATTTATAACATAATTATATATGGGCGTTTTAAATGAGAAAAGGTGTAAAACGTGAAAATACACTCATATTGTACGGATTATATTATATTGCAAAGATATTAAACACTTATATACAATACAATATAATATAATCCGTAAAATGGGAATACCTAGTTACTTTTCTTATATTGTCAAAAATCATCCTGAAATCATTACAAAATATATACCTGGTATATTAACTGTACACAATCTATATTTAGATTGTAATTCTATTATTTATGATGCTTACAACAAAATTGTCTTTGAGTCTCTTACTGAGACTATCACTGTAAGCATTATAAGACGCGTTATTTCTAAAATTGAAGAATATATTTCTATTATTCAACCATCTAGTACACTTATTATTGCATTTGATGGAGTTGCACCTGTTGCCAAATTAGAACAACAACGTTCACGTAGATACAAGTCTTCTTATCAAAATGAACTATCCAAAACTATATTCAAAAAAGACAAAGAAGATCCATGGAACACAACTGCCATTACTCCCGGTACTAATTTTATGGCCGAACTTAATGAAATGATTTATTCATATTTTAATCAACAACATACAAAATATGGATTATCAAACATATTTATTAGTGGATCAAATAAAGTTGGAGAGGGAGAGCATAAATTATTTGATTTTATACGTAAGAATCCTGAAAAACATTATAACGAAACTACTGTTATTTATGGTCTTGATGCCGATTTAATCATGCTTTCTATTAACCATCTTCCAATTTGTTCAAATATCTATCTTTTTAGAGAAACACCACATTTTATACAATCTATTGATAGTACATTAGAACCTGATTCTAACTATTTTTTAGATATTCCTCAATTAACAAATGCTATAATTAGATATATGAATAACGATAGAGAACTTACTACACAACAACAGCATAACAAAATTTATGACTATATTTTTATTTGTTTCTTTTTAGGAAATGACTTTTTACCTCATTTTCCTGCACTTAATATTCGCACAGGAGGAGTTGACAAGATGGTTAACGCATACAAAGCTACGATTGGAGAAACAAATGAAAATTTAACCGATGGAAAAAAAATTTATTGGGGAAATGTTAGAAAATTAGTTGAATGGTTATCAAAATTAGAAGAAGAATATGTTATCACTGAACATCTCAGCAGAAATAAAAAAGAAAGATATAAAATGTCTGAAAATACTCCCGAAGAAAAATTTAAAAAATTTGAATCTATACCATTATACGATAGAGAAATGGAAAAATATATTAATCCGGTTAAACCTTACTGGCAGAATAGATATTATAAGGGACTATTCAATATTACAACTGATGAATCTCATCAACAAAAAAAGGATATTTGTATAAACTATTTAGAGGGTTTAGAATGGACAATGAAATATTATACTTCTGATTGTCCAAATTGGAGATGGAGATATAAATATAATTATCCACCTTTACTGCAAGATTTATTACTTTATATCCCTCTTTTTGAAACTGAATTTGTACCAACTATTGAATCTAAACCCGTTTCAGAATTAGTTCAATTATGTTATGTTTTACCAAGATCGTGTTTGCATTTATTGCCTTTAAAGTTATATTACGGGTTAATACAAAAATATGATCATTGGTATAAGGGAAATTGTGAATTTGTTTGGGCATATTGTAGATATTTTTGGGAGGCGCATGTAGAAATGAATGAAATTGATATTGATGAATTAGAAAAATTTATAAAATCAAATTATCACTTAATAACTTAAAATTGTAAATTTATAAATTTAGCACGTATAAATGATATATCTAAAAATATATTATATTTAAGAAATTTTTTAATATAATAATATAGTATGAATCCTAATAATGATATTATGGCTGACCTTTTAGCCTTAGATGCTGAAGTAAGGAGATTTGAAGAAATTGATCCAAATGAACCAATTAATGAAGCAACAGTTGATGCACTTCTAGAACGTGATATGTCAAGATTTGTTTCTATGCTTGACGTTATAAAAACAAAAATTACAGACCGAAAAGTACGAAAGGCACAGAGAATGGCAGAACTACAGGGAGCAAGAGATTATAAGAATAGAAGAGAAATGATGGAACAACAAGAGTTATCCGACATTGAAGAAACTGCTAACATTTTACGAGAAATCAATAACAGGTTTAAAAACGCTGTGGGAAAATTAAATCATGCAAATAGAGTTGCCTTATTTAAAACAGTTACTGAAACGATTAATGAAGCATTACCTGATATGGAGTGGCAACAAGCATTTTCTGATATTTATGATAATGAACAATCATTATTGTTACATTTACGCGATGAATATTATAATTTTTTTACAGAATTTGCTGCTAATGTAAGAGATAGTGCACCTCGGGTTATTGCACAAACTACTGGATTAATTGTTGGTTTATCTGTAATTGGCGCTGGTGCAGTAACAACTTCTCAATTATCGCTTCCTACTACATTACTTATGAGGTTGGCGCAAGTTACTGCTTCAGTATCTACAACAGCATTTGGCCTCGCAATAATAGAGAGATCAGGAGTAGATGTTAGACAATATCTTGAAATGTTAGGACAAAGTGCAGTATCTTCCACAAGCACAATAGGAAGAAATGCTATGATTTGTTTGGGATTAATATCAGAAGGTGCGTTTGAAGGGTCACGTGATGCTATGGCAAACACATCAGAATGTCCTCTTGTTAATGCTAACGATATTAGATTAGTTAGTGCTGAAACAACAGGAGCAGTTCGTTCATTAGTTAATGCTTTATTTCAGCCAGTATTACGTAAAATACAAGAATATTTGATGGAACCTGGATTAAAAGATTTTACTTTTTCACAATCAGTTAGATCTGCTGCTCCGACTGTTGACAGTACTAGAACTACTGGAAGTATTGCTTCACAAGCATCAACAGAATTTCATTCAATATTACAAGGAGCACAGGATCTTGTCGGAGTTCCGCATTCTAGTGCAGCAGCGGCTATAGCGAGACCACCTTTACAACGTTCATTATCTGTTTCGTCTGATGTAACTGTTGGAGAAAGTCAAGGTATTGATGCTGAAGAAAGACCCTTCGGGTTAGACACAGATGTATTACCACCACCAGTACCCATTACACGTACTACGACTGTACAAGAGACTGAACGCAAAGATACCGTAAAACGTAAAAGATCTGAATCATTTGGAGGTAAATTAAAACAAAAAACAAGACGCAACAAAAATAAAAAATCTATGAAAAAAAGAGGTGGAGGAAGAAAAACTAAAAAAGGTAAGAAACATTGTAGAACCATGAAAAGATATAAGTCCCGTCATTAGATTTCAATAATAAAATAATATATTATAAACCTACTTAAAGAACTTTAAGTCAACAATAATATATTATTTTTGAGTTTAATCTTTTTTTAATTTTATTCTACACGGTAAAGTAATTATTTTATATAAACCATTCCATATCATTAAGATACAATTTGTTAAACAAGACACAAAACCTCCCCCTATAAATGATAACCAAGTAAGTACTATTAATAATAATATGCAACCTGCAGGAGATGTTAATATTACCCATAATACCTCGTTAATAAAATTTAAAATAATGTCCAAAATATTATATGGTATTTGAAGAAACAAATCACCAAATGTTATTGATATTTTTCCAAAACTTTTAAATAATAGTACAGTATTATTTACTCCTATATCAACCCAATTTTTAACATATATGGATGTAATAGACCATTCAGACGCTACCACTCGTGCTACTCTTTCAGCCGCAATTTTATTAATTCTAGAAGTTGCGTTTGACTTCATATCCATCACTTCTTGATATAATACCTGATTTTCTATGTCCGACTCTAATAATTCCTTATGTTTTTGAATTTGTTCTTTTTGTTTAGGATAAAGTTGATCTAATTTTAATACTAACTCATTTAATTCATCTAACTCTCTATTAAAGTATTGTTGGATTTCAGTTATTGTCAAAATAGTGGCAACTCTTTGCAATTTTTCTATATGTGAAAAGGCTGCAAAATTAACTATATCAGCAAGTTTATCGGTAATTGTCTTTAATATAGATAAACGTTGTTTAGTACTAACTAACAATTCTAGTTCTACTAATTTAGATTTATTTTTTTCAAATTCTACAGAAAATTTTGTAATCTGAAAGGCAATATTTTGATCCAAAACATTAATTAAATTTATTATCCATTGATAATCTATTTTATCTCCCAAAATGTCTAGTGTACTAGTATCTTCATTAAATACTATTTGTAAATTATATCCAAATGTACAATATAAACGCGAATATGAATACATTTTCTCTTCAATTTCTTTTTTTTCTGTTGGAGAATATTGTTTAGGAATAGTTTCCCCCATTGTTAGTGTATCATTCAATATTTGTTTTGTTGCTTGAACTGTTTTTTTGGTAAATGAAAGTACATCCCATAATGATTCTCCTACTTTTGCTAAATAAATACTAGATGATAATATATCTCCTGTCATTGCTGTTGCAACAGTACCTAATGTTAATCCTATTAATTCTCCATTTGTTTCACTATTTTGCTGTATTATAATATCCTTTGCTTCGTTTATTTTTTTTTCAGTTTCCACTAAATCGTCTAACCCTTTCCAACTAGCAAAAACTCCTTGTTGATATGATAATTTCATTAATTCTATACATCCATTTTCGCATCTATTAGAAAATTCCGATGCTCTACGATTAAAATCATTTATATTTTTTTGTAATAATTTAGATCCTCTATCTATAATATTCGTTAATAATTCTATTATTTGATATACAGTCGTGTTTTGTCTTTTTTTTATTTCTTTGTCATAGACTTGAAGTACTTTGTTTATAGATATACTTTTCTTTTTTTCTGTTAATTCTGTAATTGCATTTGTAAATTCATTATGATTACGTATGTTTAATATTTCACTGTTATATGGACTGTAAGAATTATGTGGATCAGTAATAAGTTGTGTGTTAACAGTTGAAGTCGCTATACACCAACACGATTTATTAACACAAAATAATATTATTAATAATCTAATACATTTGTACATTGTTTTTTGACCAAATTTGTTTGTGAATTGACAATATATCATTTGTTTGGTATTTATTTAATTAATTAAATAATTTTTAAATTCAATTTTTATAACTAAACAATATACAAATAATTTAGTAAATTTATGTAGTTTAGTGCGATTTATTATTTATAATATTTTCTATATCTTACAATATGGTGGAAAAAACTATAGTGTCTTATTTTCAGTCACGTGACCATTTTTTTCGGCTTCTTGAAAAAAATCCCGGTTTAGTTATAATTAAATTAGGAGCAACTTGGTGTGGACCGTGTAAAAGAATTAAACCTGTTGTTGATGCATTTTTTACATCTTCTCCAGATAATGTTATATGTTGTGAAATAGATGTTGACGAGTCTTTTGATCTTTATTCTTTTTTTAAGAGTAGAAAAATGGTAAATGGTATACCCGTTATGTTATGTTATAAAAAAGGTAATAATAGTTACATTCCCGATGATTCTATTACAGGTGCAGATCCTGTAGAATTAGATAAATTTTTTAAAAGATGCGGTTTACATTTATTAAGTATTAAATAAAACAATTTAAAGTATATATTATTCTATTACTATTATGGATAATACTTATCATGATAAACTTCAAGATTATCTTCGTAACATCAAAGAAAATATGTACACATTTGAAGTAACAAAATGCTGCGGGTACAGTATTTTTGTTACAATATATAAGACTGAAACCTTGATTGATCTTTATTCAAAAGTAATGCATCAATTTGTTGGAATAAAAATTAAAAATTTGTATTTTTTAACTCCTAACGGAGATAATCTATCTGTTCCTTTGTCTCTTGAAACTATGTCTAGTTTTATTCAAAATAATGTTGCTTGTTCTCCTCAAAATCTTATTCCAATATATCCTCTACCAAATCCGGTGGTTTATCGTGTTTATCTAGATGATGGATATTGTCATCATCATTGTCATTAACAAAATTAGTTTCGTATTTATTATTAATTTATTTTATGTTATAAATACAAAATGAACAATAAAAGTTTAGGTCAATGTACTCCAACTAGTTGTCCAAAGGCCGGAATTAAAATTCATGAATCAAATAATGATCATACATTTAACCCTTTTCAATCAATAAACAATTCACAAATTCCTTATAATAACCAATCACGATTATCTAATCCTGTTAATTATCATACCACACCTCTTAATAATATAGATTTGGATTTAGATAATTATTCATTGGAAGATTTGTATCATTTATTTAATGTTCATCAAGGAATTTTAAATGAAGATACGTTAAAAAACGCAAAACAAATAGTATTAAAGATGCATCCTGATAAATCTAAATTAGATTCAAAATATTTTTTATTTTTTTCTAAGGCATATAAACGTCTTTATAGTATATATGAATTTCAAAATAAATCATCATCTAAAAAATTAAATGAAAATGATTATTTTGATGAAAGTAACAAAACTGTACTTGATAATATGTTTGAAAAAAATAAGGCTTTTAAGGATCCTAAAAATTTTAATAACTGGTTTAATAATGCATTTGAAAAAAATCGGTTGGATAATCCAATTGAACAAGGTTATGGTGATTGGCTTAAATCGGATGATGGGTTTTTAAGTGTAAATGATAATGTAACTAAAACAAATATGAATGAAGTTTTTGAAAGACACAAAAAACAAATTCAGTCCTTAACAGTTTACACTGGTGTTACTGATATGTTTGCTTCTACATTAGGTGGTTCTTTGTTATCTGGTTCAGACAATTTCACAACTGAGCAGTACACTGATTTACGACAAGCCTATACTGAAACTTTAATACCGGTCACTCAGGATGATTATGATAAAATGCAAAAATTCAATACTATAAACGAATATAAAACTCATCGGGATGGAGTAGATATGACGCCACTATCAAAAGAAGTTGCCGAACAAATGCTACTCAAAAAACAAAGTACAGCAGATCAACAATCCGCTGCTTTGGCATATAAATATGCACAAGAGGCTGAAAAATCTAAACAAAAACAACAATCATTTTGGTCAAATATTAAACAAATTGGTAGTTTATAATCTAAAATAATTATATAAATATTTATACAATTATTATATAATTATGCTTCCGGCTATAAATAATCATTACCCTTCCGAAAGAACTGGAATTGATAAAATAATGTATGAAAAACATCTAAAGCGGATTGAAGAATGTTTACCCACTATTGACATGACAACTCCAGCAGTTAACAAATTTTTTGAAACCAAATGGAAAAACGATTATGAGACAAAAATAAAACGCATTGAGGACGAAAATAAGATTATTTTGAAAAGGCTATTAAATGCTAGTAATAAAACGAATATAGATAACACATTACCTTCAAGAGTAATTGAATTTAGAAACTTTAAAAAACAACTATACCATAATAACAAACGATTACGATTTGAAAAAATTACAAAGGAAAATAATGAATTACTAAAACGTATTATAAATGTGGATCCTATTTATAAATTTACTGGTACTTGTTAGTATACGATATTTTATAACCTAGGTTTGTATTTGCTTTCTAAACAATATTTTATTTGTGAAGTAGACATGCTATATTTTTTAGCAAATCGTTTGTACATATCATCCATAACTGGATTTGTGTTAGTTTGATGTCTTTTAATCTTAATTTGTGCTGGTAAACTAGCAGAAACATATTTGCATACAGGTGATATTTGAGAAGTGGAAATAGGTGTAGTCGCCTTAAAGAAATAGGATAAAATAATACAAAATATTGTGATTGAATACATTGTCAAATGTATAGTTATATGTAATACTATTAATAGTATTTATATTCAATTTTATTAATTAACAAATCTATTTAAAGGTCTTTAAGTTCATTTAAAAATAATATATTTTTCTCTTTACTTATTTTTAAAAAAATAATATAAAAATATATTATATGTTAGTAGTCAATTATATAATTTTGTTTATTATATTAATCACATTAGCCATTATTTATCAAAAATATCTTGAAAAACAATCACGATTTGAACCTGTTGATGGATTTAATGAAATTAAAAAATATTTATTAAAGGAATCTTCTTTAGCCAAGAGTAAAAAACCCATTTTATGGATTCATGTACCACATGAATACAATTCACGACATTGGCTTAGTTTTGGATCACGCAGTTCATGTGAAATCAACCAACCTTACCTTTATTTGACTGTCAAAACTATCATTAAAAACTGTGATCAATCTTTTAAAATAGTTATTATTGACGACACCACATTTCAAAAAATTATACCTGGATGGAATATTAATATGTCTATGTTATCTGATCCTATGAAATGTTATATCCGACAACTTGCTATGGCTAAACTTTTATATATATACGGGGGAATAAATGTACCTATTTCTTTTTTATGCTTTAGAGATTTAATTTCTATGTATGCAAAAGGCACTAATGGAAACTCTATGTTCGTTTGTGAAAACTATGATATGAATATTACATCAACTACCAATTTATTTTATCCCAATGCTCAATTTATGGGCGCACAAAAAGGCAATCAAACTGTTAAAGATTTCATTAATTTCATGGAAATCACCATTTCTGATGATTATACCGCTCAAACTAAATTTTTAGGCGAATTTGATAGATGGTGTAACTCTAAAATTAACAAAGGGCTTATGCGTTTAATACCAGGAACTGATGTTGGAACTAAGACTGTTGATGATGAACCTGTAACAGTTGAAACATTACTTGGAGACGATTATATTCATTTTTACGGAAAAATGTACGGAATTTGGATTCCAGATAAAATGATACTTAAACGACGCGCATACGAATGGTTTGCACGCATGAGTCCACAACAAATTTTCCAAAGTAATTTTATTTTGGCAAAATATATGGTTTTGGCATTAGCACCTGATTCCCATATGGGAGTTATTGAACCACTTGAAAATAAACCCGATTGGATTTCTTTTTGGAGAGTACCACTTACCAACGGAACTTTAAATGTTTTTGGACCTATGCCACAATTTTTGGGTACACCACCACGCGCTACCAATTCTGGAAATTTACCTTAAAAATATTACATTTCACATACATCAAAATATTTTTACTCTATTATATTAAAAATATTTTTAAATATAATAAATATGTCAAAAAATATCTAATAAATATAAGATATGCCGAGACGTTGTCGCTCTAAGTGTGCTATTCATATATAAGATTTAAAATATTTAATTTATTAGTCCCTCTTTAATCATAGAACTAATTAATCTTGTTACCCCAATACCACCACCACTTCTAACAATAAATTTATGTTGCAAAAATTCATTTAATTCACCATCAACTCTATCTTGACCAAATTTATCATAAAGAATTTGAGCATATCCTCCATCAGATATTGTTTTAAACCTATGAAGCATGTCTTCTACATCTACACTTCTTTCAGCACTACCAATTGTTTCCATTCCAGACAATATAACATCTATTTTATTAGCAGTTTTTGTTTCATCATTTCTACGCATATTCCAAAACGGACTTGTATATTCGGGAAAATTCTTTAGAAAAAACACCGCACCTTTTTCCTCATATAATTTTTGCTCGTACTCATGACTAATATCATCTGTATTATAATGTGCTGCTACATCCAAATAATTGCCTTCGGCAAATTTTGTTATTTTATCGTAACCCAAATGACATAATAATTCTTTCTCTAGTTTTTCTAATTCACTTATATCCCCTTTCAATTCAAATTCAAACATTGGAAAGATTAATGCATGACGACCTTTTACTGGATTAGGTTCATAACGATAACTAGTACTAACACAAAAATATCCTGCAACATCTGGATTTGTTAATAATTCATATTCTAACCACATTTGACCTGTTTGAGGGAGAGGATAAGTTTTTTGATTATAATCAAATGTTCTAATCGTTGATGGGTCTTCGCATGCAGCTAATATAGAAAGTCTATTTTGAGTATGTACTTCTAAAAAACCACGCTTTAAAAAAAAATCTCGCAACATATTAATAACAATACTAAAATGCTTAGTGTTTATAATCAACTCTCGTTCCGAATCGTCCATTTTATTAGTTATAGAAAATAATTTTAAGTAGTTTTAATAAAAAATTATTATTATTAAAAAATAATAATTATTATTATTAAAAAATAATAATTATTATTTATTTATTTTTTTGTATACCATTTATGATAATCAAATGTTTTATTATTTCTTCTGTAGTTTTTTTCTAAATTTATATATTAATTATTTTAATTCTCCTTTCTAAATTTATTATTTTACGCAAACAAAATTAGTTTATTACACCTTTTTACATTTCAAACGCCGTTTTTTAAAATAATATTATATTATTACTTAAATATTATATACACATATAATTAAGATAATGGAACTAATAACAACACTAATATTTACTATATTTTTAACAGTTATTGTAATTAATGTATTATCAAAAATTCAAATTATTACATATTCTTAATAAAGATTTATAATTGCTTATTCGGCATTTGAAATGTAAAAAGGT